GCGATCGTTGATCTGGTTTATGCTTTAGGGGCTCAGTACCGCGCGTCGGCGAGCTTTGTCATGAATTCCCGCACGGCTGGCGCGGTGCGGCGTCTCAAAGATAACGATGGTCGGTTTTTATGGTCGGATGGTTTGGCGGCTGCTGAGCCAGCGCGGTTGCTGGGGTACCCTGTGCTGATCGCGGAAGACATGCCCGATATTGCTGTTGATGCAAAGGCGATTGCCTTTGGCGATTTTGCCTCCGGATATACTATCGCGGAACGGCCAGATTTACGGGTTTTACGAGACCCGTTTAGCGCAAAGCCACATGTGTTGTTTTATGCGACCAAGCGCGTTGGTGGCGATGTCAGTGATTTTGCTGCAATCAAGTTGTTGAACTTTGCTGCGAGTTAACATTTCGCGGTGAAGACGGGGAGATTTTTTCCCCGTCGGGTCGCGCTTGTGGCGCTTGCGTTTTCTAGCTGTCTGCTTTCGTCCGAGCAACGCGAGTTGAGCGCGACCCTACTTCACAGCGTCAAAAGATCATTTGGAGACATTTCACAATGCTGATTGATGAGACACAAACGGCAAATTCGGTTCTGCCGATCGAAGCTTTCAAGGCGCATTTGTGTTTAGGGCGTGGGTTTGAGGAAGTTTCCCTGCAGGATGAGATGCTGGTGCATTATGTTCGGGCGGCAATCGCCGCAGTAGAAGTCCGCTCTGCAAAAATTTTGCTTGAACGTCGGTTTACATATCGACACCGCAAGTGGTCGCAGGATTCATTTTATACTCTGCCTGTGGCACCCCTGCGGTTACTGGAAAGTTTGTATCTTGTAGATTGTTCTGGTGTCCGGCGGTTGCTGCCAATGGAGTCATACCGGATAGAGGCTGGATTACACAACACCAGATTGTATGCAGTTCAGGGCGATTTGCCGCCTATTCCACGAGATGGCGCGGCCGAAGTTGCGTTTAGGGCCGGCTATGGAAAGTCTTGGTCTCAGATTCCATCAGATCTGGCGCAGGCCACCTTTTTGCTGGCTGCACATTTTTATGAGTATCGTCACGAGGTCACTTTAACGTCGGGTTGTATGCCATTTGGGGTGACCAGTCTGCTTGAGCGCTACAGGCCAATGCGTCTTGGCGCGGGAGGGCGGTCGTGAGCGGTCGTGAACAAATTCGATTGACGCGCCGTTTCACTCTTGAGACTGCGCATACGGCTCCGGATGGTGGTGGCGGATTTGTGACGCGGTGGTACGCTCTCGGCACGCTGTGGGCCGCTATGCAAGGCCAGTCGGGTCGAGAGGTAACAGGACAAGCCGGTTCCCTGTCGCAGATGCGCGTGCAGATTATCGTGCGGGCTGCTCCTTATAATGCGTCCAATCGTCCAAAGCCTGGTCAGAGGTTTCGGGATGCCAACCAGTATTTTCACATTAATGCGGTAACCGAATATGACTCGGAGGGGCGGTACTTAATCTGTTTGGGGTCTGAGGAGGTCGTGGTATGAGCTTATTTTCTGCAAGTTTACAGCAGGCTGTTTTGGCTTGTCTTGAAGCAAATTCGGACGTGGCCAAACTCACAGGAGGTCATGTATATGACGCTTTGCCACCAGGTGAATTACCAATTTTATATGTTATTTTTGGGACAGAGACGGTGCGGGACCGGTCCGATATGACCAGTTTTGCGGCAGTCCATGAGTTTGACCTTTCTGTGATCACCTCATCGTCCGGCTTTCAATCGGCCAAAACTGTGGCGTCTTCCGTGTGCAAGGCCTTGCAAATGAAACCGCTGTCCCTCGCCGAGGGTCATTTAGTTGCGTTGAATTTTCACGGTGCAGTTTCCAAGCGTCAAAGCTCAGGAGGCGGCCGACGCATAAATCTTAAGTTTCGGGCTTTGATTGAACAGAAATCTTTGCTCTTGAAGGAGAATACAATATGAGCGCGCAGAATGGAAAAGACCTGCTGATCAAGGTAGACCTCAGTGGTGGGAATGCGTTTCAAACCCTTGCCGGATTGCGGGCGACGCGGATTAGTTTCAACGCCGAGACGGTTGATATTACCAGCCTAGAGAGTGAGGGCGGATGGCGCGAGTTACTGGCTGGGTCGGGCGTTAAAAGCGCTGCGATATCAGGGTCTGGCGTGTTTAAGGATGCAAACACTGATGAACGTGCCCGACAGATCTTTTTTGATGCGTCGACACCTCAATTTCAGGTCATAATTCCCGATTTTGGTACCGTGCAAGGACCGTTTCAGGTGACCGCGATTGATTATGCTGGCAATCATAACAGTGAGGCAACTTATGAAATATCCCTGGCCTCTGCAGGCGCCCTTGTATTTGCGGCTGATTGAACATGGTGAATCCTTGGCGCGGTGAGGTGACGCTGGTGTTAGATGGCCAGCCGCAAATCATGAAGTTGACGTTGGGCGCATTAGCCGAACTAGAAACCACTTTGCAAAGTGGCTCGCTGGTTGATTTGGTCAAACGCTTTGAGACAGGTGATTTTACTGGTCGCGATGTCTTGGCACTTACAGTTGCGGGCTTGCGCGGTGGTGGTTGGAGCGGGCAGGCCGAAAATTTGTTAACGTCTGAGATTGGCGGCGGCCTTATGGCTGCTAGTCAAGCCGCGGCGCAGCTCTTGGTAGTGGCGTTTTCACCGATTGATCCCGCGTCGTGACGCAGGTGTTTAATTGGCCTTCTTTACTAAGCGCTGGCTTAGGGAGAATGGGGCTAAGCCCGGAGGCGTTCTGGCAAATGACTCCCTATGAATTTCAGCTTTTGATGGGGCAAAGCAAAACATTTGCACCGCTGGATCGCAGACGGTTGGTCGAATTGGTTGAAAAGTACCCCGACCAGAGAGAGGAGGTTAAAAATGAGTGATTTTCAGGGTATTGGTGAACTAGACAGTGATCTGGAAACGCTAGACGGGTCGTTGACGACGGTTACCAAAATGACTGCGGGTTTTGGGAGCGAACTAAACCGTTTGACGCAAGCCTTCGGGGCGACTGAACGCAATGCCTCTGCACTTGAAACTTCGTTGAGCGCCGGGGTTCGCAAGGCGATCAATGGATTGGCATTTGACGGTTATAAATTGCGGGACAGCTTGCATGTAGTGGGTCAAGCTCTGATCGATACTGCCTTTAACGCAGCGGTAAAACCCTTATCAAACCATCTTGGCGGATTACTGGCAGGTGGGTTAGGCACTGCATTTTCGTCGGTACTGCCCTTTGCCGATGGGGCTGGGTTTTCCCAGGGCCGGGTAATGCCGTTTGCCTCTGGTGGTATCGTTTCTGGACCGACACTGTTTCCAATGCGCGGGGGGCAGGGATTAATGGGTGAGGCAGGTCCCGAGGCGATTATGCCTTTGGCCCGTGGCGCAGATGGCAAATTGGGTGTGCGCAGTAATTCGATGTCACACGTCAGTGTTGTGATGAATATTTCCACTCCGGATGTGGCCGGTTTCCAGCGTTCGGAAAGCCAGATTGCTGCCCGCTTAAGTCAGACGCTCAGTCGAGGTCAACGCAATCGTTAACATGAGGCAATCATATGGATTTTCATGACATCCAATTTCCTGCTGGACTAAGCTTTGGCTCGGCTGGTGGGCCAGAAAGGCACACCGATATAGTCACTCTGGCAAACGGATATGAAGAGCGAAATACTGCATGGGCGCATTCCCGTCGTCGCTATGATGCCGGTGTGGGAATGCGCTCTCTGGACGATATCGCCGTGTTGCTGGCTTTTTTTGAGGCACGCAGGGGCCAGCTCTATGCATTTCGTTGGAAAGATTGGGCTGACTTTAAATCGTCAAAACCTAGCAATGACATAGATTTGAGGGATCAGGCTTTGGGCCTTGGAGACGGGGTAACAAAAGCCTGGCCTCTTTCCAAGACTTACCACTCGGGACAGGCGCGTTATACCCGTCCCATTAAAAAACCAGTGCCGGGTTCGGTAAAGGTGGCCCTAGGGGGCGACCCGTTACAGGAAGGGTTGCATTTTGAAGTTGATTTTGTTGGTGGACGGCTTTTATTTGACCACGCTCCGGCAGAGGGCACAGAGATCACCGCGGGGTTTGAATTTGACGTCCCGGTGCGCTTTGACACTGATGGGATAAAGACCAGTGTCGAGAGTTTTCAGGCTGGTACTGTTCCACATGTGCCCGTCATTGAGGTGCGCCTATGATGGGAGTATCGGCTAATTTAAAAACCCATCTGCTGGGGGGGCTCACAACGCTGTGCAACGTTTGGGAAGTTACGCGTCGGGATGGCGTGTTTATGGGGTTTACCGATCACGACCAACCGCTCAGCTTTGACAATAAGACTTTTCGTGCCGACAGCGGTATGTCGGCGTTGGCGCTGCAGCGTAGTACGGGCTTATCGGTCGATAATACCGATGCTTTAGGTGCCTTGCATGACACCTCGATTACCACTGAAGATATTAATGCCGGGCGTTACGACCACGCTGAAGTGGTCGCCTGGCGGGTGAACTGGGCAGATGTAACACAACGGGTGGTGATGTTTCGCGGCCATATTGGCGGCATGCGTAGCGCAGGGGGGGCTTTTCAAGCGGAAATACGTGGGTTGAGTGACGTCTTAAACCAACCTATCGGACGGGTTTATCAAAAGCCGTGTTCGGCGGTTCTGGGAGATACGTCATGCAGGTTTAACATGTTTACCCCTGGGTATTTTTTTCAGGGCACGGCAGAAAATATAGAAACACAGCGTATTTTCTTTTTTAGCATGTCACAGAGTTTCGAACCTAATTGGTTTTGTTCAGGGCACCTTGAGATCATCTCTGGCGCGGCAAAGGGACTTAGTGGCGCGATCAAACGTGATTATGTGAAAGGTTCTTCCCGCGTTATCGAATTGGCGGAACCATTGCCTATAGCTGTTGCGACAGAAGATTATATCCGTCTGGTGGCAGGCTGTGACAAACGGTTTTCGTCCTGCCGGTTGAAATTTGACAACGTGATAAATTTTCAAGGGTTTCCAGATCTTCTGAGTGAAGATTATGGCATGCAACATCCGTCTAAAGCCGGGCGCCTAGATGGGGGGAGTCGGAGATGAGCTCAATTGGTCTGTCAGTGGTGGCCGAGGCGCGACGCTGGCTGGGAACACCCTATTTGCATCAGGCATCTAAATGTGGCGTGGGAGCAGATTGTCTGGGTCTGTTGCGTGGAGTCTGGCGTGAGGTAATTGGGGCTGAACCGTTTTCCATTCCGGCTTACAGCCAAGACTGGTCTGAGCCGCAGGGTCGCGAAGACCTCTGGGCGGCAGCTCGGGCTGTATTGGTTGAGCGAGATATGGGTACTGGCGCTGACGGGGACGTGTTATTGTTTCGGATGCGCGATGGAGCCGTGGCCAAACATTTAGGCATCGCGACTTCTGGGACAAACCGGCCAGGGTTTATTCATGCCTACTCGGGCCATGGTGTTGTGGAAAGCGCCTTATGCGCGCCCTGGCAACGTCGTATTGTCGCGCGGTTCTCATTCCCGGAAAGGATGTAGAATGGCAACTCTTGTTCTGTCAGCAGTAGGTGCAACGGTCGGAAGTTCCTTGGGTGGCTCGGCCTTGGGTCTTTCGATGACGGCGGTTGGCCGTTTTGCAGGCGCAATGGTAGGTCGAAAACTTGACCAGCGTCTTATGGGGAATGGGTCAGATGCCGTTGAAACCGGGCGCCCTAGCCAGTTGCGGATTAATGGCTCGGGGGAGGGGGACGCAATTGCCACCTTGTATGGCCGCATTCGAATGCTGGGGCATCTGATTTGGGCCAGTGCCTTTCGCGAAACCAGCACGGTGACCCAAAGCGGTGGTGGAGGCGGTGGAAAAGGCGCACCATCTTCGCCAGCTACGACACACCGAAGCTATAGCTATTCGGT